ACTGGTTTCCCTGTTGAGGTCATTGATGACGGAATCCAGCCATAGTGTGTTTTCAAGATCCATGCTATATGATCCCTTGAGGTGGGATTTAAGTCTTTTAATTTGGTAAGGGTAGCTCCTTCGATATAACCTTGTCGGCTGTTGTTTCGTTTAGGAGTAAATTGCGGTCCTGCAACGTAAGGATGCCTGTCTCGTAATATTTTACAAGTTTCCTCATACTCTCTTCTGAGAGACGATTCAAGTTCCCGTGCAGAGATTTCATCAAAGTGCCATCCATGTTGTTCTTGTTCTGTAAGTATTTGTGCTACCTGATGTTCTAACGAGACCCAGTCAGGTAAGGGCGGAAGTGGTCGCATAGTTTTTGTGTTACATTAACATCATTAATACAGTACTGTTCCATTTCAGGACTCCATTCTTTCCAATCTGTCTCCTTGGCAAAGTCTCCTTTATTAAGACCTAGCCTATATCCCCATGCTTCTAAAGAATGTCTACCATATAAGTTAACTGGCATACCAGACCATTCTCTGCTCTTATCTATATCGAATAAGTTTGGATGATATAGGCGAGATAACACAAGAGTGTCAATAATGGTAGCATTAGGATTAAACCAATTGTATACGTTACGTATGTAAGGTATATCAAACCCAATGATATTATGCCCAATAATAGTATCGGCAACTTCAAGATAAGATAAACCAGTCGAGATAGAGTGACCTGAAGCCATTGGAAGATCCTTTGGTGTATTGGAGTACGCCTCATCGTTAAATGTTTGCGTGAGGTCTTCTTCTGCCCAGTGGATAGCCACACAGTGTATTCGGGGATTGTCATTGTTTAGAAGTCCGTTTGTTTCCAGATCGAATATCGCTGTCCCTACTTCTCCACTTGTAGGTTTTATCGACAAATTTGGCACGTTCTACTGATTCTTTACTAGGTGGGTTAGGTTTAACTAATTCTATTGCCCTCTTCTTTTCATCCTTGTTGAATTTATACCACGGATGTTCGTAGTGTTCAAAAATCGGTGGTCGGGTTGAATTCAACTTCGGTATTGGTCGTAGTTTCATGTTCAGTAAATTTACAAGTGTTTAAATCATAATCAAGCTCACAGGCTACACCAACCTCGCCTGAATATCTATTTTTAAGGACTCTAACAGTCGTATAGCTTCGTTCGCCTCCGCTCTGCTGATCTCTTTCGAGTGCAACGACCGAGTCAGAAATTTGAGCGATGGAATGAGATCCTCTAAGCGAGGACAGACTAACTCTTCCTCCTTCTTCATGAGAGTGCTTGTCATTACTCGCCCTCCGTAAATGCGAGACTAAAAATAATGCTATACCAGTACGTTCTACTAGACTTCGTAGACGTGTCATTGTTGTATCTATCATGCGTCGTTCATCTCCATCTAATCCACTAAGTAAAATACTTAAGTGATCTAGGAATATAACACGACACTCCAATCCACTGGCAAGATATTCGATCCTGTTGTAAATGACATCCGGATCAAATGAACCAAACCCATCAAACAGAAAAAGTTTCCAATTATCAATAGAATCTTTAAATGCTGTAGTAAGTTCATCTTTACTATACTCACCTAAATGTAGATTTTTTCCAACAGCTGTGGACATCAATCCAAGTGCTGTTCTTCTGTTGCTTGCTTCAAGTTCCAAGATCCCAACCGATTCGCCTTTGCTGAGCAAGTCAGTTGCAATGTGACGCATGATTGAGGTTTTTCCACAACCAGAGCCAGCAGTAAACGTTGTAAGTTCGCCATACCTGATCCCGTGTAACTTCTTATTGAGTCCTGCGAAGGGGTATTCGTGGTCATAAGGTGTCTGCGGTGTTGTAACTAGTTCTAATAAATTCTTTCCATCTACTATGCCATCAGGTCTATATGGTTTAGCATCCCATATAGCTCGTCTTACTGATTCAGCATCATTAGCTTGTAAAGCTTCTGAGGGGTCCTTGTAAGCCTCCATACGGGCTATTTTTACCTTACCTGCTGGAAGTATACCTGCAGCTTCTTCAGCTGCCTTACGTCCAGGTTCATCACTATCGAAGAATAATACTATTTCTTCATAGCCTTGGAATAACGGTAATTGTTTCTGTAAGTCTTTCTTTGCAGATTGTGCTCCATGAGGTAGGGATACCATAGGCCACCCTGCCATAACTTCATAACAGCTCGCAGCATCTAATTCGCCCTCAGTAACAACAATACGACGACCAGTTGCAGGAAATAAATGCTGACCAAATAAGGTGTCAGTGGATGTACCTTCATAAGTAAATACCTTTTGTTTATTCTTTACTTTGAATCCAGCAAGAACTCCATCGCCTGTAAAGTATGGGAAGCGTAGAGTATTTCCGTCTCTGTGAATCCTGAACTTTTTACAAGTTTCTGCAGAAAGTCCTCGTTTTCTGAGTGCTTCGGGTTCTCCTTTAAAGTTGACATTTGTCATGTTTAATAACTGTGAATTAAGATTTATACCCTCTGCGGGTGTGTAAGTTTGACATGAGAAACAATAATAGTGCCCATCAGAATACAGTGAATTAGCATCTGACGAGCCACAATTATTGCAAGGTTCATGTTTAACAAACACTGCTTCTTCTGTCATACTAACCAATCGACAGGTATTGTGTGAAATGCGCACCAAGGTATACCGTGACGGTCACACCATTGTGCATATGTTGTTTTACTTTTCTTGGTGATCTTATTATATGGTGCTTGAAAGACCATTCTTAAATCAATATCTGGGTTATCTCTTTTTACAGCTAAGATCTTACGCCTATCTGCAGGATCCCAGTACCCTTTAGTTTCTAAATAAACGTAATTAGGTAGAATAAAATCAGGACAGTAATTATGCTGTATTGTATAAGGTACTTGTTCTGATTCATATTGATAAGAAACACCAAGCTCGTCAAGGAGGTTAGCAACCCCCTCTTCGAGTTTAGACCTATATTTAGAAGTCTTCTTCTTCATTTATTTCCTCTGCTGGTGGTGCTGAGGATGCTTTAAAGCCATCTGTTTTACCGAATAGGTTAGCTACTTCTGTATCATCTAAGTCACCTTTATCAACTGCTGCAGTAGATTTTACTGAGACAACTTGTACACCAACCAACTTAAGACTACTACCATAGGTAATCCCATCCCGTAGAATATAAGGCTTTTGATAGAAACCAAGTTTAACAGTAGATCCGCCATATAAAGGTGTTTTAGTATCAGTAACAGGTGACCCCTCTGAATCAACTACAGGAGGTCTTTTATCTTCTCCCCAGGAGAATTTCAGTTTATATTTTCCATCCGCAACTTCTTCCCAAGGTTCGGGTCTACAAGTAGATCGTTTTGGATTCTTGAGTTTGGATTCTGCCCATTGTAAGACATCAGCCCTCTCAGTTTCTAGCTCGTCAATAAGGTTATTATCAACTACAGCCGATAGAGAATATCCAAACTTACCAGGTTCTAGTATAGCTTGAAATCCTTCTAGTGTAACAGTATCAGTAACGTGTACGTTCTTAGGCATCTGCTGCACCTCCGTCTAGTGCGTCTAAATCTGCACCTGCTTTAGCTGGTCTTAATGCAGCTACTTCAGCGGATAAGTTATGGTAATAATCATTTAATTGATCAATACGTGCCTTAAGATCTAGCAGTTGCTTCTCCTTAGCTTTAAGTTCAGCAGCTTTCAGTCTTTCTTCAGACACCACTACAATAGTAGGAGGTGAGAAGAAACTATCAAATAATGTTGGATACATTTAACAGAAAAAATAAGTTGAATCAATTACGGATTCCGGTTTAAGGTCTCCTATAATCGGTGGTTCGGTTTCCGCTCCTATTTGTTGAGCGAAGTCGTTTAGGTAATCACGTTCTGCAAACAAGTGCATGTACGTTTCCCTTATGATAGTTGATAACTCATCCATGTCAATAGCACGTGTTAGAACGCTGTCATGAATCAAAGCTATCGGTTTATTAAATTGAGATGTACTAATATGGAGTAGACTAGCATCAAGACTGTGAATAAGATTAGGTGCAGTAGCAGCTCGGTGGCGGTTAAGATCTACCTCTTTGGTATCACCTGTAGCTACCGATATATCACATCTACCTAGTAACTGTAGTTTTAATCTAGTTACTTCTTTCTTCATTATACGTTGGTTAACTACAAAGCCAGAAGGTGTAATCCATTCTATCTCAGTAGCACCACGCTTAACAGCCTTAGTAACTTCATCTTCAATCCATTTCATAACTGCCATAGGACCAGGAACGACATTATGCATGGCGTCCCTGACTGCCTGTACGGTAGCTGTGAGATCTTCCTTGTCAATCTCAATTCCTTTATCTCTCAAAGCGTCACGAATGTACGATCTATTTGAGAAAGGTTTAGCATTGTAGGGGATGGTCATGACTGTTCTCTTAACAATCTTCCTATCCATTACTTTCTGTATGTGGCTAGGACAATTCCTTTTGGCCACCTCCGCTACAATCTTATATGCGTCTTGCGGTCTATCAGAAGGCAACACATTGACGAGTTGTGCTGTCTTTTTATCTCTAGCTAATCCAGCTAGGATCTGAAGACCACTACATGTAGCGTCTGTAGCTACACATAGGCCAGTTGTCTGTCTACGTTGTGTAATAACACAAGCATAATATTCTTCACAACTAGCTAAAAATTGCCAGGGTTCCTCCGCTGCCTCCCAGTCACCAAGGTTATCAATCGGATCCTTAGCTACTCTGGTAATCAACGGAATGTTCTCATTCGTCCATGATAGCCTTTCAGCCATCGTAGCTTTATCTAGACCATAAGTAGTAGCACATTGAAATGCTAACCACTTCTTCCCTTCCTCATTCATATAACCTTCTTCAGCAAACCTAATCAAAGACTTACCAAAGTCAGTATCCTGTGGTGTTAAAAAGGCGGGAATCGGATAAGTTCTCCCACGGTAATCAAAAGACCAAGGTATGTACCACTTGTCTCTATCTTTAAACCGCTGAACTGTCTCCATAGTCATTCTAGTCCTGCAGCTCTTTTTAAATTCAGCTGCTTGTCTATTCATTACTTCAGCAGCGGCTCTACGGTATGCTTTACGTGAGTCCTTGTTGTCTGCTATATCTGGTGGTTTAGGTGGTAGATCGTAATGAATAATAGGTAGAAACTTACCTACACTAATCTCTTTCTCTTGTAAGGTCTCAGCGACCTCAACAGTAAAAGGATTAAGAGTATAGGCTACCTTCTGAATCTTGTTCAGAAAGGCTATTGGTGTCTCTCCCTGTATACGTGCGTCATTGCCCCTTCTGACTAAATCATGACCATGCATAACCTCATTAAGCATATATCCGCCAGGTGTTTCATTAGTCCAATCCTTAGGCTTTATCAGCATTGGCCAGGCTAAAGGTGCAAATAACTCTGCATTAGCCATCACTGCATCTTTGATGTCCATAAACTCAGGGGTAGGGACAACAAATAATGCACTCTTACGTCCTTGTCGTAAATGTTGCTTCATGAACCATTGACTTGAATCCATGATGCAATCTAATAACCAAGCACCTAATTTAATGCGTATAGTTCTACTCCACGTTGTCCATTGTTTAACCTCATAACGATTCATCAATGTCTTTATTACAACGAGTTTTTGCTGTGTACCTATGGATCTATGCCAGTAGTTTTTCTTCAATACATTTAACAATCCTGGTGCATGAGTTTCATAATGTCTCATTTGACATTCATCTTCAATTGCACGTCCGATAGATTCACATACATTAATAACTAAATTACTTCCTTCTTTGTATCCGAATACTTTATCAAAAGTAATCTTACATGCAATTAAGGCGGCGGAC